ACTTCTACGTTTGGTACCACTTCTACTTTTGGAACCACTTCTACGTTTGGAACCACTTCTACTTCTACTCAGTTCTATAGCTCTTACCATTGGATACTCTGAAGGAGACCCACCCATAAAAGTGTCTTTTTTATTAAAAATCAGCATGTTCGTTTTAATTACTGTATCTTCATTTATATGAGTAAACTGTTCATCTATAGTTGTTGTCCCGCGTAGTTCTAATAGCATCCTTGGCATCCTTGGCATGCCAACTGACAAGGAATTATTCAAGGCCATTAGTATCATTTCTCCTTTAGGTGCCAATAATTGTGATATACTGGTATAATCCATAAACCTAAATGGACATGTATTGAGTACTATACAGTCATATTTTAATTGGCGAGAACTAATAAAGTCCTTTGTCTCTTCTTTATTTGTGCGCAAGTCTAATATCAACTCATGATCCATTTCGGCGTATGGATCCGACGAATGGGAGGTCAGATATTCAAATTCAAACGGCATCATAGTATACTCGTCTGGATACTGTTTTTTAATTATGTTCTCTAATTTAATGGTTCTATCTCGAATAGCAGGGTCTTTACTGGCTTTCCGCTGACACATTACCAATATTTTAAAAGACAGTGGTTTAAGTACTTGGGCATCTATTGATATGCTTGCCATATATATATAATATACTATATTTTAGTATATTATGGTATATTTTACACATGATATAAATGACTTAATTTACATAAATTCTGAAGATACTTAATCACCTTTGCTTTATTTTCATCACTCATATTCGAAATTGGCTCTTTCAATGCGTCAATCTTAGATAAAATGCTTCCGGCCTGTGAAGAGTCTTGTACATCCATAGAATAATCTTTCTGCAGGAAAAAATGTAAATTTCCATCCTGAATTTGTTCACCATAAGGAGTGGTCACATACTCAGTGAATATATTAATCATGATTTTTGGATTGGCTTTGCGGAGCTTTCCTAAAGCAGTCACTGCGGTGGCCAGTTCAAGGTCACCTGGCATGACACTAACCACGTCATTAATAAAATCCATGAAATGATTATTAAATGCTTGTAATGTTAGAGAACTCATATATACATATACTTATTGTCCTTTAAACGCTTTAAAACATGGTTCTTTTAGATGGGGCACTATCCTGATCTCTTTGTTTTTGTAGAGCCTCGATAGAATAATCATCAATTTTATTTGACGTATAACTGTCTGTAGGAGTCTCTATATGGTCTTCGGTGTTTACGCCTACATAATGGTGCTGTTGTCTCATTCCACCAGTACCTTCAAGCGCCAATTCCTTGTTTGTCTGGTCTAAAAAACTATAACTATCCGAAGATATTCCCCCCAACACACTGCCCATGCTAAAAGACACGGGGTCCTCTACTGGTCTAGTGACCGCTTGCGGAGGCGCAAGAAAATTCATAATTTCTGGGCCAAACAAAACGCGATTTCCTCGATTTAGTAACAAAAGCGCGGGGACTTTAGTAATCGTTGGTGGCAACAATACTTCCTGTCCATCTTTCATTCTTAAATAAGTAGATCCATTGGGTTTTTTAATTCTTGTATCAACACACAAAAAATGTAAAGTATTCTTATTTTTAGAAATGGCTGGTAGAATTTTCTTACAGTTTTCACAATTATTGCTATAATACATTATTGCATCCATTATTCTATATATTTATTATTGCATTACAAATTAAACACATTTTTGCAAAAAATTGAGATAGAGATATAATTATATCATATATCATAAACAATCATGGGTCCTACAATTACTCAGTTGACAACAACCAATGACCAATTAACCTTTACTATGGGAAATGTAAATGTGAGTATTGCAAATGCAATCAGGCGAATTATGCTATCCGATATACCCAGTGTTGTATTTCGGACAACACCTTATGAAGAAAATAATATGACCATTTCAATTAATACTACCCGCATGAATAATGAATTAATTAAGCAACGAATGAGTTGTGTCCCCATCCACATTAGTGATTCGGAGTTCCCTATCGAAAATTATGTAATTGAGTTGGACAAGAAAAATGAAGGCGATGTTATTGATTTTGTTACCACGGGAGATATTAGAATTAAAGAAATATCTACGGGGACATATTTGTCTTTAGCAGAGACAGCTAAAATATTTCCACCGAATAAAATTACTGGAGATTATATTGATTTGATGCGATTGCGTCCGCGGCTATCTAAAGACATTGATGGGGAACAGTTAAAACTATCGTCCACCCTTGCGCTAGGCACAGCCAAACAAAACGGGTCTTTTAATGTTGTGTCGACGGGTAGTTATGGGTATACACCCGACCCAGTACAAATTAAAATACAGCGAGATGCAATGGAGAAAGAGTTCATTGCAGCGAAAGTAGACAAACCAACTATAGCCTTTAAACTAAAGGATTGGGAGTTATTGCAGGCCCAGACCATTAATATTCCAGATTCCTTCGATTTCATCGTACAAAGTGTCGGGCAATTTTCGAATGTAAATATCGTGTACCGGGCCATTGACATCATGCTTGCTAAATTATCTACCTTTAAAACCGTTATTCAATCGGACGACCTACTCATTAAGGTAACCGATACCACCTTGGCCAATGGATTTGACATTGACCTTATTGGCGAAGATTATACTCTAGGTAAAGCACTTGAATATATGCTTTATCATACTCACTGTGATTTATCTCCAGGCACATCCGATAAAATTTTATCCTTCTGTGGATTTAATAAACCACATCCGCATATGGATGATAGTGTGATTCGACTAGGATTTCGCGAATCTACTGACAAGGCAAAAGTCGTGGAAATTCTTGTCGGCGCGACTACTGCACTAGAGGTAATTTATAACAAACTCGCTGATTATTTTAAGACCGACGTATAATTGACCTATCCTTTATAAATATATTTTTTTAATTTCGGACTGGGGTTTAAAACTTTGAGCAACAACAAGTGCTTTGAACCATATACAAGCAATATTTATTCGCGGAGAACTGGCGCAGGTGAGTTTATTATAGTTAATAAGCATCTTATCAAAGAAAAATATAAAATAGTATGGGAGATGCTCATGAAATATATTATTAACATGGTCGCAGACCGGGAGCATTTATTTGTCAGTCGCAAAGTCTTAATTTATAGATGGAAATCCTAATTTAACCCAATTAATTCATTGGCTGCATGCGTCGCGCGAGTACTCGCTGGACGAGACCATGCCCACACGCGAATTATTTCAAATATTTCATGTTTAATGGCTCCTGCAAAAGCATAACTAATATGTGCAGGGTCATTGCATTTAAGAAACCCGTCTAATTTATTTAGTAGATAATGACTATAATCATAATTTGTATTAAATTCAGGTGCGATAGATGCAACTTCCATAGCTTCAGGTATATGGTCGATGAAGTCCAAATTAATCAAATGGTTTAGCGTTCTAGCAAAACTAGGCTTTGTCATGCCCGCGTATTTAACATCTGTGGCCATAAAGGAACTAATATTATCACAAATATCCAGTGGCACCATATTCCGCAATAATATTAGTTTTAAATGCCGGACACGTGCACGATGGCTTCGGGCAGCATGTACTACATTACTTGCTGCCCCTGCAATAGTGTTCAGGGCCATTTCAAACTCACTTACTTTATTACGATTTATCCTATACTTAGGAGATTGTTTTGAGAATACTCTGATAGTGCTCGTCATGGTTTGATAAGTAATGGATTATATTTATAAAAAATAATTCATTTCATTTTTATATTTATTATTTTATTATGGGTCGCAATATAAATCGCACGATTTACAGTTAGTTTTAATAATATCTACTACTCTGCTAACGTGGGATATTTATTATATATAAAACCCTTTAGCGAAGTCCGTTCAAGAGCGCACAAGTCTTTTATAGTATTTGAATTGTCTCGAAATAAATGATACGACCTCATTTGAGGCAAAATATCATTATAAACATAAATAATTATATTATTTATGTTTTAAATTTATAAAAAAAACATTTACCCACTATTGGTAATGCAAATAGCTTGTACTTGCTGACGCCACTTTAGAATGCGTTCCTCGGGAATTTCCTGATCCATGTGTGCCATGTACTGTTCTGGACTGTCGAAATATAGAAAATTCGGGTCCTTATTAATAGGGTCCCTTGGTTTACGCAAAAATCCCTTATGATCTGTATTGCACGACATATCTATAATCTTAAATAGACGCAATTCGTCCTTTTTGCCTTGCAAATATGGATATGGTCTTCCCGTCACCGCGTTTACGCACCAGCCGCCCAAATTAGTGGGGTAATATAAACGAGTCTTCCTTGTTCTAGAGCCTGAGTACTCGTACTCGTCGTCATACTCGTTATTGGGCGCATCATCATCATACTCATACTCTTTTTTGCTCGGCATTGTCTGCTAGTTATACCATTATACTGGACATGTCTTTAAGTTTGTTTTTTACCACCGAACAGGTGTTTTAAAAATAAAATAAACCAAGTAGCGGCCATCACTAGTCCATAGGTATTTCCAAGAGAATTAAACGCGGGGAATATACAAAACATACCAAATAGTAATGATAACTTATCTACGTTACACCCGCTTATCTCTCTTAATTCGGTTGCATCCATCAATAATGGCTGCAGTAAAAAATAATATTGAAAAGTTATGCTTTGAATGATGGCATTCCCTATTGCTATAATAGTATTAATTTGGAAAAACAAACCAAATAGTGCATAAACCCATGTTTTGTTAGTGTCATTAATAAAACACCTTATATGTGTCGTTAAAAATGCTCCGATTGGAACCACAATAGACAATATGATAAATAAAAAAACGGCTATTATATAATTAAGCATGTCTGGTAACGTTGATAAATTAGAATTAAAACATGCCTTAATACCCGTTCTGAAAAATATAAAGGTATTTGCTACTGTTAAGGCAAACCAATTCACAAATCCTTTTCCCGATAAGGGTTCGCTATTGTTTCCAGTATGCGAAGTATATGGGAACCCAGTTATATCTACTTTTATGGGTGGTCTATCGACATGATTCTTCACGCATTTATATCCACCACCTACAGATTTATTTATTTCAATAGGCATGTCCGTATTAAATATAGTGTCTAACTTATCAGAGTTTAAATAGAATATAAAATTGGACCCAAGTAATGTAAATAATAATATTCCAATAAAAATAAATAATATAGATTTGCCAAATTTACCCCAATCTGGTTCTGTTCCATTAGCATCTGTACTTTTAGAGTCGTTTTTATCGTCAATTGCACTTACTGAACTATCTGCCATATATATTACATTACATTATATTACCTTATAATTAGTACCTTATAGATAGTACCTTATAGATAGTACCATATAGATAGTACCTTATAGATAGTACCATATAGATAGTACCATATAGATAGTACCTTATAGATAGTACCATATAGATAGTACCTTATAGATAGTACCATATAGATAGTACCTTATAGATAGTACCATATAGATAGTACCATATAGATA